GTTTATTTGATTACTAATAATGAGCATGATAAATATGATTCCTCATTGAAATCCTATTGTACTGGAATATTTTTTGATGACATGTGTAATACAAAGTTGGAGTATATGCAAACTGCTCCCGCTGCCAATATTATACAGACAATTAATAATGTTCGTGCATATGGAAATATGGCGGAAGCTGATGAGAAAGGTAAAGTTCTTAAGGAACCCAAAGTGGTAAGTACTACTACTAATGTCAAAAATTTGAAATCCACTGAACAGTCGGAGTGTCCACTGTCAATAGAGCGTAGAAATGCGTATATTGTTACAGTGTCAGTGAAGGACAAATTTGCTGTGAATGGTATGTTAAACCAGGAGAAGGTGCGCAAGTATTATTGTGAAGAGTGTAATCTTGAGAACATTCCAGTTGTACCAGATTTGTGGAATTTGACGGTTGAAGAAGCTATTGGAGTTCCAAATCCAACTCCTGGGCGACCAGATTTAGTGACTTATGAACCCATTTGTTTTGAGGGCCGACCAATGGTAGATGTAGATATTCGAACTTTATTGCGATACAATCGTGATGCTTCCAAAGTTCACTTTGCTAATCAGAAAATGCTGGTGGACAATCAAACTAATCTTTCTGAAAAGATGGATTGGTGTAGTGATTGTCGTATGCCTGGTAATTTTTGTGAATGTTGTGATGATTTTAGCGATGCTTTGGAATGCCAATTTGGCTCATTGATTTCTACATTTGCTGTGAATGCGTACATGCAGAGACGAAAGAGAGTTTCCACGTTATGGTCTCAGTTTGGATCTGTCATTGAAAGTAAGACTCTATCTGCTATGGAGAAACGTTTGGAGTACCTCGAAAGTTCACCGTATTTTCAATGGACCAATTATGTTCCTAAGCAATGGTTAGAGAACGAGGTTTTACAACAAGCGATTTTGTATACCAATGCCGACCAATTGCGGGATTCTATTCGGTCACGTTATGTGTTATATGCAGTTTTATTGATTTATGCTGTTTTTACATTTATGTTAACGTGTCGTGTGCCTGTGAAATTCTTGCATGGATGTCTAACTTTCTATTGTTTGTTACGTTTTTCCCAAGTCACAGAAATTGAGAAAGCTCGTTTGTATGCTAGAATTAATCACGAGAATGGTAGCCTTAATGTTACATTCCGCAAATATAGAGATGCATCTGTTTCATATCTTACTGGTGGATGTATAGCGCTTGGTACTATTTATGCTCTGTCTTGTATTTGGAAGCATATTCGCTTGGTTGAATTACAACCTCAAGGTAATTTGTCACCAACCTCGATTAGAGAGGTTGAAGAACGTGATGAAGAGGCAGAAATTGAACAGACTATTGCAAAAGAGCAAGGTTGGGACCAGGTGTACGTGGCTCCATTACCATGTTCTGAAAAGAGCAAAACCGCTACAACCGAGCAATTAGTGTCTAAGGTATATACTAATCAGACGCAATTTGTTTGGATTAATGAGCGGGGTAAACCATGCGGATGTGATTTGATGTTTATGGAGTCTAATATAGCCGTGCTACCGCAGCATATTTGGAAAGAGCATGAAATGACTGTGAAGATCAGTCGTGGCACAAAGAGAATACAAACTTTTGAAGCCATTCTTTCAAGAGATCATTCGAAGGATATTCCAGGTACAGATCTGTGTTTAGTTTATGTTCCTAATGCAGGTGATTGGGCTGATTTGCGAGATTATCTACCACATGCTATGTATAATGTGGGACGGAATGTACCAGCTCGTTTTGTATATAAGGAAATGCGGTTTGCTAAACCTGAGAAAAAGGAGTGTGATACTGTATTATCATATCAAGATATTCATATTAATCGCACCACGAAGTATTATGGTGCAAAGTATGAATTGGCCTTTAATACTTTTTCAGGATTGTGTATGGGTTCTCTTATATCGAATACACAGCAGGCGATGATCTTAGGATTTCATACCGCAGGTATTGGGAAAACTCCGTCAGGAGCAATGAGTGGATTGCTGCGCAGTCAATATGAGACTGCTCGAGCTCAGTTGGGTGCTATACCCGGAGTTTGTTTGGCAGCAAGCACGGGCACCATGCAGCCCCAGATGTATGGAAAGCCTATATTTACTGGAGGTACCATTCATGAGAAGAGTCCTGTAAATGATTTGCCTGACAATGCCCACCTGAATATATATGGGAGCTGTACTGGTAGAGCAACATATAAATCTAGTGTGGTTGAAACTCCTATTGCGGATACTGTATCTAGCATATGTGGTGTTGAAAAATTGTTTGGTAAGCCCAAGTTTCATTTAGGTAATGCATGGGAGAAATCATTACTTGTTTCTTGTCATCCTTCAATAGGAGTTGAACCATCATTGCTTGTTAAAGCCGTAGTGGATTATACCGAGCATATGATTGAGCGTACTCACAAGATACCTGAATTGGCTGAATTTGTTAGACCTCTTACACGCATGGAGAACCTGTGTGGTATTGATGGATTGAGATTTATTGATAAAATCAATCCGCATTCCGCTATAGGTTATCCATTATCTGGTGCGAAAGAGCCATATATCAGTCGTTTGGATCCAGAAGATTTTCCTGGTATTTCTTGCCCAGCAGAATTAGATGATCGCTTTTGGCAGGAAGCAGATCGTATGGAGATTGAGTACAAGCAAGGTAGGCGTTGTCATGTGCCTTTTAAAGCTTGTTTGAAGGATGAACCGACTAAGTTGACTAAGGATAAAGTGAGAGTGTTTCAGGCATCGCCTATTGCTCTACAATTAGTTGTGCGTAAATATTTTTTGCCTATTGTGCGTCTTCTTTCATTATTTCCTCTTGATTCAGAGTGTGGTGTTGGTATTAACACTATGGGTCCAGAATTTAGTGAATTGGTAGAACACATGCGCAAATTTGGAGCGGATCGTATTTTAGCTGGTGATTACAGTAAGTATGATTTGCGCATGGCTGCGCAACTTATCCTTGCGGCCTTCGATGTACTTATTTCTATTGCTCGCAGTTATGGATATTCAGAAGAGGCTATTGTAATTATGCGAGGCATTGCTACAGATATTGCATATCCTGTTATGGCGTATAATGGTGATCTTCTACAGCATTTTGGTTCTAATCCATCTGGGCAGAATTTGACAGTATATATTAACTCGATTGTAAATTCTTTGCTTTTGCGTTGTGCTTTTTTCCATATATTGCCAGAACATAAGCATGTATCTTTTCGAGAAGTTGCGGCCATGATGACATATGGTGATGATGTGAAAGGTTCAATCAAGCAAGGATACGATGAGTTTAATCATATCTCTTATGCTGCTTTTTTAGCTGACCGAGACATGATATTTACTATGCCTGATAAAGAATCTACACCTACTGAGTATATGCGTGATGAGGACGCAGATTTCCTCAAAAGGAAGAATGTTTACTCTGAAGATTTGAATCAATGGATGGGAGCCTTGGATGAAACGTCAATTTTTAAAAGTTTGACCAGTATTCTGAAATCTAAGGCAATATCTCCAATGGAGCAGTCTATGCAGAATATTGATGGAGC